GGGCCTTATTAGCCACCTGCGTCGCTGTCACAGATATAAATTATCGGCGGGGGCCAACTGTATAAAACCAGTTGACCCCCGCCTGTTGGCTCAATCTACCACGTACAACAGGTAACCTCTAAGGGTTTGTGTGCCCATAGCGGCTGCTCCCGTTGTCAATGTTAGATAAAGCTCCTTTACTGTCACGTAACCTTGATACAAGGCTTGCGTGACCAAGAAAGGAACTTCTGCTGTAGTTGTTATGGTTTGTGCTGCAAGGCAAAGCGCTGCCCCGTCTGCTACACCTGGCGCTATAAAACCAGAGTCATCTTTACCACATAAGCCAATGGCTATGGTTGCGGTCCCGGTTGTAGCGCTCATATACAGACAACCCCGAAGGAGACGTGCCCCTCTCGGAATCCTGCACAACCCCATAAAGAAACCCGAAGCTTCTGACGCAAACGTTTTGGTGAAATACGCCAATCTAACCCTGCCCTCAGCCTCATTGGGCCTAAGCGGAGCGTAATTCGGCGGTTGCACCTGTGCTAACTGATCTGAAAATGCAGTAGGTACGGGCATAATGCTTACAAGGTTTCATCGCACAAGATTCTTAGTACCCGCTCTTCCCACATGCGCGTAGCGCCAAAACAAGCGGAAACAAAGATCTGTGTGCTGTTGCGTTTATCCGGCCGTGGTCCAACGTCAACTACTACATCGCTGGCCGACGCGAGTAGCAAGCCCTCACGCTCAAACGCAAGGACTGAACGGACGTTGCCGGCTACCGGAAGACGATTGCTCTGAACAAACTTGAACCCCATCCACGTGTCAATTTCGCCATTTACCAACGCCTTTACGGTATTGAAATCAGAACTCTGCACCGTAGAATCACGGAGCAAAGCCTGAAGCTGGCTAGGATCAACCACGCAAACAAGGTCATAAGTTATGTCCGTCGTGACTTCGCTTTTGCCGAACAAATAACGCGCCCGACGCAGTTTTCCTGTCGTCAAGTTGCTATTTTGAGCACTGCCGGTCTCCACATAATTGACTGCGATGCTGTTCCCAGCAGGAAACGACACTACTGTTGCGCCAGTTTTGCCGGTGTATGCAGGTCCGAACGCAGCCTCAATGATGAGATCGTCCTTCACCCGATTAAAAGCCATGACAGCGTTCCGCGTATAAGCTGACGTTGGATCAGCCAACATGCGCAACCTATCCTGTCTATCAATCAGATCGCTCCAATCAAAGTCACGTAGAGCAACACGTCTTCGGTCGTGTGGTGTGGGGATTAATGGTGTATCCCCGTGGCGTGTAGTTGCTTCAACTGCCGCAGTAGGCCCGATTCGGTCCCAGAAGTCAAACTCCGAATTTTGCGTCTCATTGCGAACAAGAGACTCCAATCTGGAGCGAGTCTGCTGAAGTCCGATCTCGATATTCCTGCGATAGCTGTTAACTAGCGCCCTATCGATTTCCCAAGACATATCATTCTACAATCTAGCTAACAAGCGGCACAGTTATCCACCTGGGCTCTGCCTAGCTCACACGCGAGCATAACGTCACGATTTCTCGTGAAACCAGCCAGACCCAATCGGGCTACCTGACAAGGGCACGTTAAATCATGCCCCAAAAATTGTCAAATCCTAAATTACCAAGACTTACCGGCCTTCTTCTTGCCTTTCTTGCCTTTAGCCATTTTATACACCTCCAGTCACTTTCCCAGGATAGGCCATCTGATGAAGCTTTTCCCATCTTTGCAAAGCCAGTTTATGGCCCGTGCTTCTTGCATCCATCAAATCGCTCATAAACTCCTTATTCTGCACCAAAGAATCTATCTCCGCCGCCGCCCGCGCCGACGAAGACAAAGTCATGGACGATTCGCCTAACCTATTCCTGTCTTCAGCCGTCATTTTGGCCAGTTTCAAAAACAACTTGGCCATCTGTGGATGATTCCCTAGCCCGGAACTATCAAGAAATTGCACGAAAGATTCATCTGTCAACGCCCGAACCGCGCCTTTGGCAAGTTGAAGATTATTGTCAAAATCCATCCCCCATTCAGTCCGCAACTCTCTCACAGCATCGGCCATTGCCTTATCTGCTGAAGCTTTACGCGTCTTAACGTCCTCATTCAGTTCATGGACAAAATACCCAAATAACTTCCCAGCCTGCGCGTTCGTTAGGCCCATGCCATGAAACAGAGTCTTAAGTTCATTGATCTTCCCATCATCCAACTGAATCGTTGAATCCAAATTATCAGGCCTCTTAATCTCATATCCCTCAGGCTTTTCTGGGCGCCCTATCCGATTCCAAAATGCGCTCCATTCCTTATCCCCCCAACTATCTTTGGGAGCCAAAATCTTTTCCCCTCCAATCAATCTCTGAGCGTGGACATAGCTCTTTGCCAAAGACGCTACGTCCTTAATCTGGGCTAAAGACGGTTCATCCCTAATCTCCGCCGGCAAACTCGCTTTCCAATCCGCCTGCGTTTCATCGCCAACAGCTAGCCCGCCGCCGCCTTCACTAGTCAATGCGCTATCAAGTAACAGTTTCATCCATCAATTCTTTCACTCGTTCCAGCGCCTCATCGCTCCTCAGCACCATGCGGAGGATAGAAAGAGCCAGACGCCGTTCGCCCTCTCTCAAAGCCGTCTGTTGCGGGTCGCCAATAACAAAGGTTGGCTCAAGAACATGGCCAAGTTTCAGTATATGATTCAAAACCTCTTTCCCAACTGAACTGCCAAAAACTGCGCGGTATTTCCGGCGCATCACCAAACGATCAACCGGCCCAGGAAGTCTTTCAGAAACCAATTGCATCAGGCGCTAAACGCTCCCAACGCTCCCGTGTCTATGCCTGCCTTTCGCGCGTCAGCCAAGTTCTTAACTGATCGAGTCAAAGGCTCTGAAACTTCCATAGCCTGCTGCATCGCCTGTTGAGCGGCCCGTTCTTCCCTAATCCGAACCCTAGCCTCATTCGTCCGAATAAATGTCCGAGAAATCCCACGATATTCAGCCATTTTCGTCACAAGTTGGTCTAAATCAAATACATCCAACACAGTCGGGTCTATCTGAGCTAAAATTGCTGTTTCCTGAACGAATCTTGACATGTCATTGGCTTTTATTGCCAATTGCGCCCGCGCTGCTGGCGAAATATAGGTCACGGTCGCTTGCGCTCCGCTCATTGTAATTGGCGCCCTGGGCATTAGTCCAGCCCCAACCAAAAGTTGATACGTCCGCTTTATCAATCCGCCAAGCAACTCAGACTGTATGCGTCCCAGCATCGGCGCCATCAATTGCAGCTTTTCCATCCGCCTGTCTTCAACTTCGTAGGCGGTCATTTCCTTGTTCTGTTTCTCCATCCGCAGCCAATCAGCATAGAACGCCTGCTGTATTTGCAGCCGTTTCCTGTCCGCTTGTTCTAAGCCGAACGGCAAATTTCCCCTATGTTCCAACGGCACAATGTCTGGCGCATCCGTTTCTCTATATATCAGAGATGCCGGCGATGTCTTCAATGGCAGCATGTACCCTTCATCAGGCACTATCAAAGGCGGGTCTATCGCTTTGTTCCCCGCCTTCAACATCAACCGCTCCATTTCATTCAACACCTTAATATCCGGCAAACAAGTCATCGCCGGACCGCGCCCATAAGTTTCACCCGCCAACTTGATCCAGCGCCCAACATGATAAGGCATTGAATCATAACCGCCTACATCGCCTATCTGTTCTTTCGTGTCTTCACACAGCCATACCGATGCAAAAGGTTTCTTAACTTCAACAACTTCATCTGTCCTTGGGCGCACACAATGAATTATGGTAAAAACCCTGTTTTCATCCGATTCTTCCAATGACTTGGACAATGCCGGCGGTATATCCTTGAATTCTTGCCGCACCTGGCGCCCGGTCATTAGTTGTTGGCGCCAAACAGTGTCTATTAATCCCATCGAATTTTCTCTGAACCAACAGTCCGCCACAGGAAAAGATTTGAACGATAACAAACCTTGGTTCATTGACTGATACAAAATGCATGTGCCAAAACAGGCTAAATCCAAGTAACACTCATGCAATGAAGCGTTAAAACCGGATTGCTCATAGCTATACGCCTCAAATATCGTGTCTGCCGCCAATTCTAGCCAACGCAACTCAGCTT